ATATTTAACACCAGGAACAGATCAGGTAAATAATGTTATTCAATATTACTATGCAAAAAGAATTCAAGATGTAGGTGCTTACACAAATGCAACAGATGTTCCATATAGATTTGTTCCATGCATGTGCGCGGGACTTGCTTATTATGTAGCACTTAAACTTGCTCCACAAAGAGTAGAAGGATTAAAATTATTATATGAAGATGAATTAAAGAGAGCATTAGAAACTGATGGATCTTCTTCAAGTTCATTTATAACTCCAAAAACTTATTATCCAAATGTCTAATCTATCAAGAGGAAAATATTCATACATGATTTCTGACCGATCAGGTCAAAGATTCCCATATCAAGAAATGGTTCAAGAGTGGAACGGCTCATGGGTACATACTTCTGAATTTGAAGCTAAACAACCTCAATTAGAACCAAAACCAACAACAGCTGATCCACAAGGTTTAAGATACGCACATCCAGATAGAATTGAACCACCAGTAATTGTAGTTTTAACTTTAAATCCTTTTTCAACAACAAAGTATGCAGGTTCTACTTATATAAATGTTTATTCAGAAGATCATGGAAGATCAACTGGCAATATCGTAAGATTTAGAGGCCCGCCGCAAGTTAACATTGTAGGTACACCTTCTAGAGAAGATTCTTTTGATGATGTTCCTTCATTTGATAATGTTACAGATATTTCAAATGCAAATGGATTTACAATTACAGTTGGAAAAATAGATTCATCTGGTATTGTAAGTGATACTTTAAATTATTTTTATTTTTTAAGTACAAGTACAGCGACAACAGGAAATATATCTGGCGGCGGGGCACAATGTTCTGCAGGTCCAGTAACACTACAGGCTTAATATGACATACACAGAATTAGTTACAAAAATAAGAAATTACACAGAAGTAGATTCTAATGTATTGACAGCTACTATTATTGATGGATTTATTCAAGATGCTGAATTTAGAATTTTAAGAGATGTAGATTCTGATAATAATAGAAAATATGCAACAGCTTCAGTTGTTGTAACTCAAAAATATTTTACAGTTCCTGATAACTGTTTAATTATAAGATCTTTACAGATATTTAATACAGATGGTACAATATCTTTTTTAGATGTTAGAGATGTATCTTTTATCAATGAATATAATCAAAGTAATACTACAGGAATACCTAAATATTACGCAAATTGGGATGAAAATACTGTTATTGTAGCACCTACACCAAATCAAGCTTATACTGTACAAGCAAATTATATCTTGAAACCAACTGGATTATCGGCTACAACTGCAAATACATATTTAAGCCAACAATTTCCCAATGGTTTATTATATGCTTGCCTAGTTGAGGCGTATGGATTTTTGAAGGGTCCAAATGATATGTTGCAATATTATGAAAATAGATATAAGCAAGCTATCGAAGGATTCTCATTAGAACAAATGGGAAGAAGACGAACTGATGAGTTTCTAGATGGAGAACCTCGTATAGCTCGAAAACCACAATAAGGAGAAACAAGTATGGCTATTACACAAGCGTTACCAAATAGTTTTAAAAAACAACTATTAGATGGTGATCAAGATTTTACAACACCAGCTGGAACTGGAGATAGATTTAAATTAGCTCTTTATGTATCGACTGCAACATTAGGTGCAGCAACAACTTCTTATACAACAGGTGGTGAAGTAAGTTCTTCTGGAACAGGTTATACAACAGGTGGAAAAGCATTAGTAAATTCTGGAACATCTCTTGTATCAACAGTTGCTTTTACAGACTTTGCTGATTTATCTTTTCAGAGTGTGACATTAACTGCTAGAGGTTGTTTAATATATAACACATCATTTTCTAATTCTGCAGTTGCAGTATTAGATTTTGGAGCAGATAAGACAGCTACAGCAGGAACATTCACAATTCAATTTCCAGCTTTTACAAGTTCAGCAGCTATTATCAGGATCTCTTAATAGGAGTTTTCTTACATGGCTAATTCAGCTTGGGGAGAATTAGGTTGGAGTGCAGGAACCTTTGGTGGATTAAATGATGTTACTGTTCAAGTAACAGCTCCTGGAACACCTACAACATGGGGATCAAATAGTTGGGGTCAATTTGGTTGGGGAGAAAACTTAGGTCTTTCAACTCTTCAAGGAAATGCAACTATTGATATAATAAGTGTTGCAAATGTTACAGGACAATTATTAAGTACATCTTTAAATTCTGTAACTGTCACAGGAACAGCAAATCTTACTTTAACAGGACAACAATTAACAACAACATTAAATTCAGTAACTACCCTTATAGCAACTGATGTTTCTTTAACAGGACAACAATTAACATCTGCTCTTGGTATAGTAGATCCAGGTCCTGATGCCAATTTAACTGGTCAACAATTGACTTTAAGTTTTAATGGAACTGTAGATATAGACATAGCAGTTGCGGCTCTTGTAACAAGTCAATCATTAACACTAAGTATTGGAGATGAAACAGTTGTATTAAATACTCCTGTAAATGTAACTGGTCAAAATTTAACAACAGCTATAAATTCAGTTACAATTACTACAAATACTCCTGTAAATTTAACAGGAAACAACTTGACAGGAACAACAGGTCAATTATATGTAGGCGCTTGGACACCAGTAGATACTGGACAATCTATAAATTGGACAGAAGTAGCTGCATAATATAGGGGTTGTATTAGTTGACAAAAACTGATAAATATTTTAATAAGAACAAAATAAGGATTTAAATGGCCACAATATACTCATCAGATCTTAAGCTATCAATAATGGCAACTGGCGAAAACGCTGGTACATGGGGTCAAATTACAAACACAAATTTATATCTATTACAACAAGCTATTGGTGGATACCAAGACGTTAGTATTGCAGGTGGAGCTCAAACAACCACTCTTGCAATGTCTGATGGTGCACTTTCTAATGCAAGAAATGCAGTTATAAAATTAACAGGAACAATTACAGGAAATCAAGTAGTAACAATTCCAACAGGAATTGAAAAAACTTATATTATATCTAATGGTACAACAGGTGCATTTACAGTTGAATTTAAACAAGCTGGTGGAACAGGTATTACATTTGGAACAACAGATAAATCTACAAGAATATTATTTGCAGATGGAACAAACATTGTAGATACTGGAACTGTTTCAGAAACAGGCGTTCAAACTTTAACTAATAAAACTTTAACTTCTCCAATTATAAATGAAATTGACGATGCCAATGGTAATGAACAAGTTATATTTTCTTCAACAGCATCAGCAATAAATGAATTAACAATTACAAATGCTGCAGCAGGTAATGCTCCTTCTATTGCAACAACAGGTGGAGATACAAATATTGGACTAACAATTGCTCCAAAAGGAACTGGAGATGTTAACGTTGATGCAGATACACTTAGAGTTGGAGATAGTAATGCTGATGCAACTATTACAACAAATGGTACAGGAGATTTAACATTAAGTACAAATGCAGGATCAAGTTCTGGAACTATCAAGATATTCGATGGTGCGAATGGAAATATTGAAATAACTCCAAATGGATCTGGAGTTGTAAAACTTGATGGATTAAGTTATCCAACCGCCGACGGCTCAGCCAATCAGGCATTGGTAACTAATGGAAGTGGGGTTTTAAGTTTCGCTGCTGTTGGAGCTTCAGCGGGCCAGGTAATACAGGTTGTTTCAACAACTAAGACTGATGTTTTTACAGCATCTTTAAATAATTCATTTACAGATATAACTGGTTTGTCAGTTACAATTACTCCATCATCAGCAAGTAATAAAATTCTTATTACAAGTATGGTAAACTTTGGTTCTAGCACAGGTTACCCACCAACTTTAAGATTGTTTAGAGATTCAACACATATTTGTAAAGCAACTGGTTCAATAGGAAGCAGACAAAACTCAACAACAAGTGCAGGCGGTGGTCAAGATACTTCAGACCAAAATAGAGGTATGACTAATACTATTTCTTTTCTTGATTCTCCTGCTACAACTTCAGCAATAACTTATAAAATTAATGGTGGTGTTTTACAAGCAGCAGGTGTTTTTTCTTGCAATACATCTGGTAGTGATATTGACCAGGATTATATGGTGAGATGTGCTTCAACAATTACAGTAATGGAAATTAAAGGTTAATATGACAAATATAATTAATTCAATTTTAGCAATTAATCCTAATGCACAAGCTAGTGTTAATGCTGAAGATATAAACCAAATCACTTGGTTAAATGGAACTCAACCTATTCCTGCAAATGAAATATTAGCTAAACAACAAGAATTAATTTCAGAATATAATGCAAAACAATACCAAAGAAATAGAGCAAAAGCATATCCTTCAATTCAAGAACAATTAGACATGCAATACTGGGACAAAGTTAATGGTACTGATAATTGGCAAAATGCCATCAACGCTGTAAAAGCACAATATCCTAAAGCTTAAACAATTCTTTCACTTCAGCTTCACTTAATCCCAAAGCCTGCAACTTGGACAAGGCATTATTTTTATTGTCAATTTTAGCTTGTTCCTCTGCTTCTATTTCTGCAAGGCATTCTGGTACTAAATCTAATATTTGTTCTTTAGGAATTGGTGCAGTTCCATTTTCCCAGATTATTGTATCAACTGCAGATATATCAGAACCTGACATACTAGCTTGTGCCGTTGGATTAATTTTTGCTATTGCTTTAAATATTGCATCTATTGTTTTCATAATTATCCTTTTACTTCCATAACTGTAATTGTTGAAGCACCTCTCATATAATTATCAGGATCGGTTCTATTAATATAAATAGTACCAGCTTGTGTATTATTACCAGTTCCAAATTGTAATTTATATGTAATTTCAGAAGTTGTTGCTGGTGAATCTAAATATTGCATTGTTGAAAATAATACACCATTTTTATCATAAACTGATCTTTGATTAATAATAGTCCATCTTCCATTATCACCAGAAGCATCTCCTACTGGAGATGAATTGGTAGTTGAACCACTAATAACCTTAACAACTTTTAATCCTCTTAATATATCAGCTTCACCTGCACCACCAACAGCTACATTCTGAGAACATATAACTAATATTTTATTAGATGCAGAAGAAGGAGTAATAGCAACTGACATTCCAGTAACATCTGTTCCAGTTCCTGTTGCAGTGGATGTAAAAGTATCAAGTTTATTTGTTGATACTACTTGAATAACTTGTCCGGCACTCGCACCTACAGCAGCGAAACTTAAAACCCCACTTCCATTAGTTACCAATGCCTGATTGGCTGAGCCGTCGGCGGTTGTAAACGTTTTTAATGCCATTTTAATGAATGTTGATATTTTATAGTAATTGTTATAGACACTACATTGTATATAATGATACTTTATGCCATTAAAAAAAATACCATTAAAAGCTGGATTTAATAAACAAGATACCGCAACTGCTGCAGAAGGTCAGTGGATTGATGGTGATTTTGTACGATTTCGTTATGGTTATCCTGAAAAAATAGGTGGATGGAGAGAATTATTAGATAAGGAATTAGCTGGAGTTGCAAGAGCGCAACATACTTGGACAGATTTAGAAGGTAATAAATATGCAGCAATAGGAACTAATAAATTATTAGTTATTTATTTTGGAGGTGCATATTATGATATTACTCCACTTGGTACAACTTTAACTAGCGCTACTTATACATCAGTAACAGCATCTACAACAGTCACTATTACTAAATCAAGCCATGGGCTTGCAGTTGGTGATTATATTAAATTTACAGCAGCAACAACACCAGGGCCAACAACAACAAGTTATACAGCTGGAAGTTTTACAACAAATATTTTTGAAGTAAAAACAGTTCCATCTACTAGTACATTCACACTTACAATGCCAACAGCTGAAACTGGAACAGGTGTTACAACGGGTGGAACTTTATCTTTTGCTCCTTATGCTAATATTGGACCCATTGCTCAAACATATGGTTATGGTTGGGGAACATCTACTTGGGGCACAGTTGCTTGGGGTGCAGCAAGTACTTCAGCTACTGTAGTACTCTCACCAGGTAACTGGTCATTTGATAATTTTGGACAAATATTAATTGCAACAATTAAAAATGGTAAAACATTTTCTTGGAATCCATCAACTGCAGGTGCATTACAAATTAGAGCAACTGCAATATCTGGAGCTCCAACAGCTTCTGTGATGAGTATAGTATCAGATAGAGATAGACATCTAATTGCACTTGGAACAGAAACAACAATTGGAGATACATCTTCTCAAGATCCAATGTTTATAAGATTTTCAAATCAAGAAGATTTTAATACTTGGGCACCGACTGCAACAAATACTGCAGGTACATTTAGATTAGATACAGGAAATTTCATTGTAGGAGCAGTACAAGGTAAAGATTACATATTCATTTTAACGGATCAAGCAGCTTATGTTATGCAATTCGTTGGACCTCCTTTTGTATTTTCAATTAGACAGGTCGGTACAAACTGCGGATGTATTGGTCAGCATTCAATAGTCTTTGCACAAGGTGCAATATTCTGGATGGGGTTTGGTGGAGGATTCTTTGTCTATGATGGTACTGTTAAACAATTACCATCTCTCGTTGAAGATTTTGTATTTACAACGGGTGGAGATAATTTAGGTATAAATTATAATGCTGCAGATATTGTCTACGGTTCTCATAATAGTTTATATAATGAAGTAGTTTGGTTTTACCCAACTGTAAATGAATCTCAAATAAATAGATCTGTAGTTTATAACTTTGTTGAAAACACTTGGACTACAATGTCACTTGCAAGAACAACTTATTCAGATGCTCAAACTTATGATAAACCTTATGCTACCAAATATTTACCAACGACTACTCCAACGTTTCCAACTATTAATGGTGTAACTAATACTTATGGATCTTCGGAATATTATGAACATGAAGTTGGTGTTAATGAAGTAAGTTTCACAGGAGTTAAAACAGCTATCCCTGCATACATTGAATCTGGAGATTTTGATTTAGATATAGAGGGAGATGGTCAGTATTTAATGAAGATAAATAGATTTATACCGGACTTTAAAATACTTACAGGAAATGCTAAAGTAACATTATTGTTAAGAGATTATCCATCTCAAACACAAAATAGTCAGATGTTGGGGCCATACACTGTAACTTCATCTACAACTAAGATAGATACTAGAGCAAGAAATAGATTAATGAGTATTAAAGTTGAAAATGAATCTACAGACGAAAACTGGAGATATGGATTATTTAGAGTAGACATTCAACCTGACGGAAGAAGATAATGGCAAAGATTACAGTAAACGTACCAGAACCAAGTCAAGAGTATTCACCTGATAATCAAAGACAGGTTTTACAATCATTGGAGACATTAAAAGATCAATTAAACTTTTCTTTCCAAGAAGATTTAAAACAAGATCTTCAAAGATTTACTTGGTTTAACATGAGGTTTGGCTGCTAATGAGTTGTGAAAATTTAAATGTTGGTAATGGTCAGTTAATTACAATCGGTGGTAATAATGTTGATGCATTCGGAAGATTAAGAGTATCAAACCCTCTTACGATCTTTGACAGTAAAAGTATTATGTCAAAGAATAATTTATTTGATGAATCTACTGCAAATGGTGGAAGTGTTACTTATACAGCTAATAAATCTACAGTTAATTTAAATGTAACAGAAGCAGCATCCTCTAAAACAATAAGACAATCTAAAAGAGTTATGTCTTATCAACCAGGTAAATCATTACTTATATTTAATACATTTGTAATGAATACTTTGACTGCAAACTTAAAACAAAAGGTTGGATTATTTGATGCTAACAATGGAATATTTTTTACAGCAGATGGAACAACACTTAAAATAGTAAGACGAACTTATACATCCGGTGCAGCAGTTGATACTGAAATATCACAATCATCTTGGAATGGAGATACTTTAAATGGAACTGGAGCAAGTGGATTCACATTAAATGCAGCAACTTCAAATATATTATTTATAGATATTGAGTGGTTAGGTGTTGGATCGGTTAGAGTTGGATTTGTTATTAATGGTCAATTAATTACAGCACATACTTTTTATAATGCTAATAGTTTAACAACTGTTTATATGCAAACAGCTAATCTTCCAATTCGTTATGAAATTGAAAGAGCTGGAACAATAGCATCTGGAACTTATACATTACAGCAAATATGTTCTTCATGTATTTCTGAAGGTGGTTATCAACCGGAAGGTGTACAACAAATGATTGGTACAGCTTCTTTAAATGGAGTTAATTTAAGTTCATCTAATACTTTATATAATTTAGCAACAATAAGAATTAGATCATCAAGACCCTATGCTGTGATAATTCCAGCAGGATATGAAACATCCGCTATATCTAATTCTGATTTTGAAGTTGGATTATATTTAAATGCGACTCCATCTAGTGCTTTTTCATATACAAATTATTCAGATAATGTTGAATATGATATAACAGGAACACTAACAATATCAGGAGGTACAAGAATAGCTGGTTCTTTTTTATCAGGCAAAGGCACTTCTCTTGTAACAGCTTCTGAATCTGGTAATTTTAACTTTTCTTATCAACTAGGGCAAACTATTGCAGGTGTATCAGATACATTAACTTTAGCAGGGAAAGGTGCTGCTAATAATGATGATATAGTTGGTTTATTAAAATGGTTTGATTTAACATAATGGCAAATTTTTATAAAAACGCATTCTATGATCCAAGCACTACGGCTGCTGTGACAGTATACACATGTCCATCAAATGCTAATGCGATCATTCAAAACATTCAAGTGACTAATGAATCAGGGAGTAAAATATTAAAAGTATCTATTAATGATGATTCAGTATCTACAATTTTTCAAATAGCTTATGCTTCTATAACAGGTCCTACTATTTGTAATTTAGCAAAAGGTCCTATTGTATTAGAAGAAACAGATACCATAAGACTTGAAAGTTCTAATGTTTCTGGTATAAGTGCAACACTTGCAATACTAGAAATAAATAGAGACGACCAGAATGGACAATAAAGAATTTAATATTGAAACTGAAACAGTAACAGTAATAAAAAATAAGAAAACGGGTAAGGTTTATAAAGACGAAGAAGAACTTAAAGCTGCTAACGTTGATCCACAAGATATTAGTAGAGACGTTATAGTTAAAGTTACTAATAAAGGATTAGAAGTATTTAAGAAATTTATGAATGAAAAATGAAACCTAGAGGTGGTACAGAATTACAGTTTGAGTTTTTAGAAAAACATGTAAGCAAAGACTTACTTGATCAGGTACAAATTTGTACATCTGTTCCAGGTAAAATTCCATTAGATCCAAATAAAGTAAATATACTTTGGCAAAAGAATTCATACGATCAACCAAATTTAGCGCCATGGTTCAAAGACAAATCAAATCATAATAAATATGATTGGTATGTGTTTAATTCACATTGGAATTATGAAAAGTTTAGAATGTATTTTGATATACCAACTGAAAGATCTATTGTTATAAAGAATGGTGTATTACCAATTGTTCCAAGAACTAGACATGTAAAAGGTGATCCTATTAAACTTATATTTCATCCAACTCCATGGAGAGGTTTGAATGTAATTCTAGCTGCAATGCAACTTATTAAAAATCCTCTTATTAGTTTAGATGTTTATTCATCAACTGAAGTATATGGAGATGCATTTAAAAAAAGTAACGATTCACAGTATCAAGAGTTATATGACCAGGCTAAATCTTTATCTAATGTAAATTATATTGGTTACAAACCTCATGAATACATAAGAGAAAATCTACATAAATATCATGTCTTTGCTTTTCCAAGTATCTGGGAAGAAACATTTTGTATATCAGCATTAGAGGCAATGGCAGCTGGTCTTTATTGTATTACAACAGACTATGGCGCTTTGTATGAAACAGGTGCAGAATTTATTACATATGTTCCATACGAGAAATCATTTACAAGTTTAGCGCACAAGTTTGCATATGCAATTGAACATGCAGCAGAAACACTAGATCATCCAGCAATTAGACAACATTTAGATATGCAAATAGATTATACAAATAGATTTTATAACTGGAATAAAATTGGTTATGCCTGGACTAACTTTTTAAAAGGAGCAATCAATGCAAGACGCAAGTAAACCTATTTGGTTTAAAAAAGAAGAACCAACTAATACTGATTTAAAAAAAGATATTTCTATAATGGTATGTACACCAGTGCATTCTGAAGTATCAATGCATTATACACAAGCCTTATTAGAATTTCAAAAGATTTGTATGTTAAAAGGTATAATAGTTAGTTTTACAATATTAAAATCTTCATTAGTTACACAAGGTAGAAATATGTGTGTTGCTGCATTTTTAAATGAGAAACATAATTATACTCATATGTTATTTATTGATTCAGATATTAATTTTTCTCCAGAAAGTATATTTGAAATGATAGCATTAGATAAAGAAGTTATAGCTATTCCATATCCAATGAAGACTTTAAATTGGGATAAGATAAAGAGATTAAGTAAAGAATCAACAAGTGCAATGGAGCTTGAAACATTAGGATTTACCTATCCAATAAAAGTAAAAGATACTAATAATATAACTGTTCAAAATAATGTTATGGAAGTAACTCATGCACCAACTGGATGTATGTTAATTAAAAGATCAGTATTTGATAAAATGATTGAGGCATATCCTCATTTAGAAATTAATCAACCAACGATATTAAATGGAGATGAAACTAATAGTAAAAATATATATAACTTCTTTGATACTTTTCATGATTTAAAAACTAAAAAATACTACGGTGAAGATTTTGGCTTTTGTCAAAAATGGACGGATATTGGTGGAAAATGTTATTGTTATATTGGAAGATTTATTACTCATGTGGGAGAATATCAATATTCAGGTAGATTTAGAGATGAGTTAAACTACATGACAAAGATTGACGAATCAAAAGAAATCAAGTAAACTCTACTGTTTCCAGGATAAATATGCCTGCCTCAAAGATGTTAGATGATTTAAAAACTATCTTATCTTTATACCGACAATTTGATCGCTATAATAAAAACACAGATAAAGAGTTATTATTTTACATTCTACCTTCTTATGAATTAAATCAATACAAGATACATAAACAAGGAGAAGAAGTGATCGCATTTACCAACTGGGCTTTCTTAGATAAAAACGCTGAAAAACAATTCATTTTAACAGGTAAAATAAATCCAAACGATTGGAAAAGTGGTGATAATGTATGGCATTGTGATGTTATTTGTGTTAAAAATCTTAAAAAAGTTATGTCTTGGATTAAACAATATTATACGAATTTATTAGGAACAAACAGATCTGTTAATTGGCTACGTGTATCTGATGATGGAAAAGTTTATAAAGTAACAAAAACATTAACTAAGAGGCATTATAAATAATGGGTGGAGTAGTAGATTCAGTAGGTGATGTATTAGGTGGGGCTGCAGATTTTGTAGGTGATGTAGCTGGTGGAATCGGAGATTTCGCTGGAGATGTGATTCAAGATTTTGGACCAGAGATTGCAACAGCGATTGCACTTTATTATGGAATGCCTCCGGCAGGAGGAGCAGGCGCTGGTGCGGCAGGAGCAGGTGGATTAGGAGCAGGACTTATTGCTCCAGAAGTAGCAGCTTTAGGATCCCTTGGATCAGCAGGAGCAGGTTTGGGTGGAGTTGGTGCTGGACTAGGTAGTCTTGGTGCAATTGGATCTTCTTTAGCAGGATCATCTTTATTACCGGGAACAA